GGAGTGGTGGCCCATCTCTCGCCGCCTCATACTACTAATTGTTGGGTCCATTGTTTGTGGAGCATCATCACTTCCAGTAGGAACTACTCGACCTTCCATCTCCACCGGTTCATTATAATCTGGTATTTTCGTTCCAGTATATTCGCCTTGACTAAACCTTTGGTCTGCAATTGCTTTAGACAATGCCTCACTAGGATGTGCATTACCGCCAGCGTTATTCTCATGCATTGCAAGAGTTGAGCCTGTTTGATGAGGATTACCATCAATTATTTTTACATTCTCAGCAGAGGATGCTTTCTTCGATACCGACTCGATATCTGTTTCAGGAAGTTGTTGGTTTGTCCAATAGTGAGCAGCCTGAGTTTCTTCAACACCATGCACATTACGGATTGCACTATCATCACGCTCAACACTTTTGAGCATATCTTTTGCTTTCTCCAATGCTGCATCAACATCGGGTGCCCATTCACCTGCATTTACTTCAAACGGCCTCATTATTGACTACCACCTTGTGTTTTGTCTGCCATGGCATGTATTTCATCCCACGACATTTCATGCCATGCTTCATTAGATTCTGGAAGCGTCATCATTGCTCCATCAAATCCTTCTGCTGCCTTAGCAATAACTGAATCAGTCTCACCGCGCAAAGGGTCCCCCCAGACATCCTCAACAGCGGGAGTAGTTGCGCGAACAAAACCAGCGCGTTTTAGAAGGATATCAGCACTGTGCATTTGAGTATTAAGGTCTCGAATTTGAGCGTCCATACGCTCCATTTTAGAAATAAGAGCACTTACAAGAATACTAACATCTTCACTCATTACCGCTCACCCGCTGACCGTAACCACTCTGTGGTTTCCAGTTACTACGAATACCATCAGGACCAATGTAACCCATCGGGCGCTCGCCCTTCTGAACAACTCCCTGACCATCAAACTGCATAACTGGAGCACCACCAGCATAAATGTCGTTAGGGCCTGTAGCAGTGGCTCCATTAGTTTCAGATTTGTATATTTCTCCTACATCATCAGCAAGATAATCGCTAGTCTGCGCTATACTTCTAAGAAGTTGTTGTGCAGATACAAGGTCGTTATTACTTATGGCTTCTTTGAAAGAAGCAACGGTAGATTCCAATTTACGAACCATTGGGTCCATCTTACTCAGGGACGAGGACATCATCTCTCGCAGAGAGCATTAGGTCTTGAACCTATCGCGGAAGATTATCGTTACCTTTGTTTCTTTTCGCTGGGTCTTTCGCAGCATCAACAGCATCTAATGCTTGTTCTAATGGAGTTTTGTCTGAACCACGTTGATGTGTTTTACCTCTAGGTGCACCATCAGGTGTGCGCACGTCTTCTACAGGAGCAGGACCACGTTCTCTCTGTCCTGTTCCTTCTCCAAGACCAATTGCTTTCTGAACCATTGGTGGCATTCCTCCACCCGGAGGCATACCCGGAGGCATACCTCCACCCGGTGGCATTCCTCTAGGTGGCATTCCACCTCCACCGGGCATACCCCCCGGAGGCATAGCGCCTCCACCCGGCATCATTGGCGGTGCGCCACCCATCGGTGGCATTCCTTGCGGACCCCCACCAGCAGGCATTCCGCCTGCTTCCGGCTTCTTGTATACGAAGCGTATGTCTCGCCCCGCATCCTCAGTGAGTTCAGGCTGGAAGCCGAGAGCAGCCATCCTCTGAGCAATGTTTACTTCCATCTCGTCTCTGCGCAGACGAGTTACATCATCTTCCTCTTCGTTAGGATAAAGAGTGATTTCCCAATCACCTACTCCTAATTCTTGTAACAAACGAGGAAATAATTCTCTTGAATATATTTTTTGACCAAATTCAACTGCACGGTTTGTAACAAGAATTTGCATGCCTTCATTATTCAGCCCACCACCTTTACCTGAGTCCATCATAAAGATATTCGATACACCATAAAATGCAGCGATACGCATACGTAATTCGTCACGCACCTGTGCATATTGCATCTCATCAAGTGTATCCATAAAGCGAACAAACTCTACTTTACCTCGACCACTTTGACTTTCAACACCCACCTTTGGAATATAGTGAGGGTCACGCTCCATTTTTTCTTCTGCTCCTTTCCAGAACGAAGCAGTCGATTGTATGTTATCAGTAGTAATTGCAAGTATACCACGAGGTATTCTTCGCTTTTGATATGCAAGATAGACATAGTTATCCATTGCAGACAAAGTAGTTGCTTGACGCCAAAGAGTGGCTACAGGAGAGCGCCCGTATAATTTTGAAGGATTGAATTTGCTAATGTGAACAACTTCTCCTTCAATGTAATATTGCGTTTTACCTGAGCCAGCAGTGTTTACAAAATGAACATCTTGTAACTCTAAACCACAAGTCTCACATTTTTTATGGTCATCATTGTTTGGATAAGTGCGAGAGCGATGCACAGGACATACAAGATAACGTCCACCACGAATTCCTTTCTTGTCGGCTACAATACGGAAGAAAGTTGGGTCACCTCGCAAAATTTCACGAACACGAAAGAACTCCATTTCTCCCGTATCTTTGTTCATGTAGTAATCTTTTACAAGAATCATAAATGCGTCATCGACGATGTTCAAATCCCACTCTAACTCACGAAGAACATCTGTAAATGATTGGTCCATACTATTTCTTTGCTCAAGAAGATATCGAAGATATACAATTTGGTCTGCGTCAGGAGTATCAAAATTTTCATGACCACAAACATGGCATTCTTTTACAGTATCATGTTGGTATTCCTCACTACAATTTTTACACTTTTTGTGAAATTTTTTCTGAATGTAATACCCACGGCGAAAGACCTCTTGGCAGAGAGTGTTAATGGTTGTGCGCAAGATAATACTTTCTTGAACAGTAGCGTAGAGTGCAGGTATACTAATACCTTGAACGAGCACAGGTTCTTGGATACCTGTTTTCCACAAAGGCATAATTGGTTCAGGAGTAGAACGAGTTCGGAAGGGACTGGTGAGACGCTCAACGAATCGACCAATTCTAGATTGATTATCTTCTGCCATCAAACCACCTCAGAGCCGAGTATATCAGGGTCACTCATACCCCACGACTGCACCTCTGCTTCATCAACCTTCCATTCATCAAGCAAATCTTGACGTTTGTTTGGGTCATCTTTCCAATTTTGCCATTTTACTACACGAAATAACTCATTTTTTCTTTTGTTAATTAAGTCGCCACTTTCACCACGTAACGAAAGAAGTTCAAGAACTGCGTTGGCTTGTTCTTTCTTCATACGTAAATGAGGAAGTAAACCTTTGAGTAATTTACTAAGGTCATCACGACTATAAAATTGCAAACGATGTTGAGTTCTTGTGCTATTTTTGTGAATTTTCAAATCTAATTGTAAAACACCACACCCCAAAGCCTTGTGAAGTTGTTCACAATGCCACTTACCACGGTCTCCTGTTGCAATAATTCCAGCACGAGGCTCTCCACGTTTTGTAATGGTGATGTATCCGTCAGCATCAAGGAATCCAGCAGCGTAAGCCCACGGATTTTTGAGCAAAAGTTCAGGTTCCATCTTCTCAATATCCCATCTTTTACCCATCTTAACTATATCAAAATCTGGTCCGTAGGTTTTGAGCAACCTTGCCATTTTTTGAATAGTAAACCCGCTATTACGGGAATCATTTTCCATCAAATGATGCGCAATTGTGCGCGAATCCATTGGTCCTAACTGTTCAATAAGTTGTGTTGCGCGTTCCATCCACATCGTTTCATGTTTATTCAGAGCATCTGATTGATGTAGTGTATTTTTCCAAGCAGTGCGAGCATCTTTTCTTTTTTGTATAGCACCAACCCACAACTCTCTTTGTTGCTCATCCCAATCACCATCTACTTGTGATAATTTACTAATAACGTCGTTAGCAGTCTCCCATTGAGTGCACGCTCGACGAAGAGATGTCTCACGAGCATCTCCAAATTTACGTAAACTCATTAAATTTCTATCGCTTATACCAAGAGCATGAACCGCGTCAAGATGTTTTTCAATCCAAGGAACTGTTTTCAAAGTCTCTTCTACTTCTAAACGCTTCATTAAACGAATAGCGTCAATAGCAGAATCAATTTCTTCACGCATTGCTTTATGCACTCGACGTTTCATGCGTAAGTCCTTAACAAGCGTCTCAGCATCTGAACCCATGTATGTTTGAAACCAACCCTCTTCGCTAAGTTTCATTTGACCCATAACTCGACGCATTTCTTCTTCGCGCTTTCTTTTTTCATCGTCACCTTCTCCCTTTGGTGGTGTTCGACCAGACAAACTTCCTTGTCCATCCGATGGACTTGCAGGAGCATCACCAAAAGTAGGTCCTATAATCGAGCCTTGTTTCAACAAAGGGTGTTGAGTTAACTGTTTGATAACCCAAATACGGTCAGGGTCAGTCTCATCAGTTTTGACTACAGCGTCGTAGTCATCACCAACAAGCATGCTCCCCCATTTCATATGATACCACCCAACAGGTCATCTAAATCAACTATTCGCTCGCGGAACTCTGTAGTGCCCCAATGAGCCAAGGCAAGTGCTAATGCGAAGTCATCGTGACGAGCAATACTTTCCAAGCGCCCTTTCTTCGACATACCAAACATCATCAATTCCCGCTCAAGAATGCTAGTTACATCACGAGAGCGGTCGTCTGCCCATGGTAATTTTATCTGTTCATTTTCAAAACGCATAACGAGTCCCATAAGAAGTGACTCACGTCTTTGTTTAGTAGAAATGAAGGTCTTTACAGGTAGGTCCGTATCTGCTCTAAGTTCAGTTGCAAACACACGCTGGAAGTGGTTAGATTCTAACTCAATAACAACAGGTTGAAACTTATTATTCAATTTCTGAATTTCCATTATCTGTGTTCTGAAATCCATTCCTTTTCTGCGCACAACATGCACTAACTCCAGAAGTTCTGGATTGGTTGAAGGTCGACGAAGAACAACCATAACAGTATAGTCAGCCTGCCTATCTGACGAAATAGCAGGGTCCCAACCGATGAAGTATTGGTCATCATCATCTCCTGTTGCTCTTTCCATCAGAGAGAGATTATTATCTTTTGATAGTTGAAGAACAGTTGAGGGGAAAAGGCTAGACATATCATCCATGGGTTCACACAGATACTCACGAGTAAATGCGATAGCAGGCATATCCTTGCGTCGAGAGTCAAGAGCCTCTAAGTCCCAACGCTCAGGCCATAGGGCTTTACCTGTTCCATCAATAGCCGGATAAGTCTCAACAAGATATCCATCACGTCTTTCTAATTCTGTATACAAGTCAGTAGGAGTAAAGGGTGTTCCTACAATACAGAGTTGTGCTGTATGGTGAAGAGTAGGAGTAAGAACTTCGTAGAACCAAGATGCAACACGTTGCAACTCAGTATCTGTTGTGCCCCACAAAATATCATCACACAGAATAATATCAGGGTGAATACCACGAACAGCCCCACCGACTGACTTTGCGCTAATGCGTGAGCCGTTAGTAAATCCAAAGAATGTCTTTGACCAAGAGTCATGAGCCTTGAGTTTGTTAAACATAGGAACACTGCTGATAAGGTCATTCAGGTTCCTCATGTGATGTATCGACTGGTGTAGACTGTGACTGAAAATAACAGCCTCTGTTTTCTCAGTAAACAATGTCTTCCAAAGAACATACCCAAGAAAGAGTGTAGATTTACCATGGTCACGAGCCGCTTTTACACAATATCGATTGTGCGATGCTAGGTTCTCATACCATTGTCGATGATGCTCTGCTAATTGATAGCCTAAGATTTGCTCAAAGAAGAACTTGAAGTCTCTCTTGCACATCTCCCAATCGATGTCGTCAATAACATCCCGAGATAGGTCCACTCAGAACCACCTCACTGATGGGTCTTCCTGAATAAAAGCGCATCCCAAGCAAGGTCCATCGGTGAATCGTAACTTAATGTGATGTCTGGCCCTGTGGTTTGACGTGGGTTAACTGCGTCATCACCATAGTCTATCTTAGCACGCGGTCCACCACCAGCAGGTGGTTTAGGAGCAAAAGTTCCTGTAAAATCAGGACCAAAATATCTTCTCATCATTTCTTGATTGGCTTTGTTTTCATATCCTGCTTGCAATCTTCGAGCCATTGTATCTGTAAGACCTTTATCACCTAATTGTAGTGGTAGTGAAAGGTCTCCCTCCTCAGTAATGGGATTGCCAGCAGCATCCCTAAATCTACCAACTAAAGACCCAAGTGATTTTCCTGTCCCACCGTAACCTTTGAGGCTGCCTAACTTCGCCATCATTTCTTGATATGCAGACAATTCCTCAGGCGAAGGCGCAGTCATGCTTGGTGGTGGAACCTGTGGTTCAGGTGCTGCTGGAGGAACACCTCCTCCTTCTTCTAATTGTTTCATTTTTTCATTTAATTCTTGCATTGTTGGTATTTCTGAGTCAACAGGTTCTTCCTCAGCAACTTCCGTAGATTTAGGTGCAACCTTCACTGTTTTAGCGTCTTTCTTTGCGCGAATCTCTTTACCTGCCTCTGGGTCAGCAGTTGCAGCAGGTTCTGGTTTTGCAGCAGGTGCTGGGTCAGCAGTTGGAGCAGGTTCTGGTTTTGCAGCAGGTTCTGGTTTTGGAGCAGGTGTTGGGTCTGGAGCCACTGCATCAGGA